GACGTGACTGAAGATCATAGTCTTTTACTCGAAAATAAGGAGATTGCTAAACCCACGCAGGTTGGTGTAGGAACGGCGTTACTTCACGGAAATTGTGTTGAATCTATGGCACACGCATATCCGAGTGTATCAATTGAAGAAGCAAAAGTTATGGGTTTTTTCTTTGGTGATGGATCGTGTGGTACATATCAGTGTAAATCTGGTGTAAAAAGTACATGGGCTCTGAACAATTCAAAATTGGAATATTTGGAAGAAATGCAAAAATTGTGTCCATTTGAAACGAAAATATACGATACGATCAAAAGTTCTGGTGTCTATAAACTTAACGCTAAAGGTTTGGTCGTAGATATTGTTAACACATATAGAAACTTGTTTTACAACTCACACAAAGAAAAGGTAGTACCGTCGTGCATTTTAAATGCCCCTTTGGAAATTATTAAGTCTTTTGTAGATGGTTATTATATGGCTGACGGTGACAAAGATAAAAATGGGTACACGCGTATGGATGTAAAGGGTAAAGAAGGGAGTATGGGAATGTATATGTTAGGACGAAAATTGGGGTACAATGTTTCTATAAATACACGTACTGATAAAGTAAATGTTTTTAGACAAACATGGACAAAGTCTTTACAAAGAAAATCTCCTATAAAAATTAAAAAACTTGAATGTTTGGGTGAGACTGATGGGTATGTATACGATTTAACAACAAAATCACACCATTTTCACGTTGGACCAGGTGATCTCGTAGTACATAATACAGATTCTGTCATGGTTGAATTTGATGTGGGAAACCGGACAGGAAAAGAAGCAATTGAATACAGTTGGGAAATAGGTGAACGTGCTGCGGAAGAGTGTACTAAACTCTTCAAAGCACCGAATAACCTTGAACTTGAAAAGGTATATTGCCCGTATTTCTTATATTCAAAGAAACGGTACGCAGCAAAACTTTGGACAAAAGGTAAAGATGGTAATATGAACATGGATTATATAGACGTCAAAGGACTTCAATTAGTACGAAGAGATAACACACCTCACATGCGTGAAGTGTGTAAAGAACTTCTCGATGTTGTTTTAGAAAGTAGTGATACTGGACCACCTAAAGCACTCGCTTTACAAAGGGCTATTGAACTTATCGAAGGTGATGTACCTAATGAAAAATTAATTCTGAGTCAGGGTTTATCAGATTCGTATAAATCAAAAGGGTTTTCGGTTTCTATTAATAGTCCCGATATTAAGGATATTAATCAAGCACACGTCCAAGTTGTAAGAAAAATGCGTGAAAGACAACCGGGTTCCGAACCACAATCGGGTGATCGTGTACCTTATATTCTCATCGATACGGGTGATCCGAAAGCAAAGGCATTTGAAAAGTCGGAAGATCCGAAATACGCGAAAGACAATAATTTAAAAGTTGATTATAATTATTATTTTATAAACAAGTTTCTAAACCCCGTATGTGATTTAATTGAACCACTCTTTGAAGATCCAAAAGAAGAGATATTTGGGGAACTTATAACACGCGTGAAACCGAAACGACGCCCAAAGAAAAAAGTAGAGGTTGAAACTGAAGGGCAACAGAAAATAAGTGATATGTTCAAATCACTTAAAAAATAGTGACGTATATAAAATATGACATCCAGAAAATTACAAACACTTTGGGATGAAGAAGTAGAAACAGAAGTATATAGACGTACTATAAAGATAATGGAGAAAATATCGTATAAATATTCTATTAATTTAAAACTTTTACTTTCTGAAATTCCAAATCCATTAAATTTCTGTAGAGGCTTTAAAAAAGATGGTTCTCCGTGTATAGCAAGAGCTAAACTTAATGGAATGTGTGGGAGTCATATAGATCAACCTCAACTCAGAGGTCCAGTAGAAATGGTTTCTAAAAATAATGAAGGTATACGTCATACACATAATTTAACAGAATGTATATTTAAACCTGGGTGTCCGGCATGTGAAGTATCAAGAAAGGGATTTAGAGAATTGCGTGGAATAATGTAATAATGAATAAATCAGCTATTCTACTAACATCAATCGATACATTTTATAATATTCCCGAGAATAGAGCTACACTTTTAGAAATTCTAAATAAAACTGGTGGTATTTCTCTACGGAACCTTGAATGGTTTATTACAAATTATTCAAAGAAAAACAATTTATCATATAAGACGACCGACGGTAAAATATTTAGTGTACACTGCGCATATAAATCAAGTTTAGATGGGTACAGTAAAAAATTGTTCGATCCATTTTGTCGTTCTTCTAAAATATCGTACACTATACCAGGTACATCCAATGAAATACATACGACTGTTGCACAGCTGAATTTCATAAGATGGTGCATAAAAAATAACATAATCGAGTATATTCACGATCATAAAAATGATCTTTTTTCTAAACAAGTGTCATGATACCATTTTCAAAAATGAATGTCTGGTATCCTACATAATATAAGTGTAGTGTATAGTCACTTGTAAGTCCTTGTTTCATATTTATATCTAAAACAGTTCTATTTGACTGTAACTGACTAAAATCCAACATTCCCGATGGTTCCACATTAATAGGATTCATCGAGAATGCATATGTGTAAATGTTTCGTAACGGTCTTGATAAACGACTTGTAAACGGAACAACATATTTAAAATATTTATGATCACTATCTTGAATATTTGGTACATCTTCACCATTTACAAATATTTTTGCACTTGACATGGGTGGATTGTAAAATTCGTTATTGATGGAATATTCTACATTTGAAGAGAAATTATACCTATTCGCAAATACGTTTGCAAGTAAAGTTGTACCACCTTCATATGTATCTTCGTTTTCAAACGCGGTTTGTCTGAAAAACCAATTAAGTGTTTTTACCGGTGTTTTTGGAACAAGTTCAAGTTTTGCGTTTTGTACACCCACTGGTATATCTAAAGTAGGGTGTTTTTTAACAATATCGGTAACGAGTACATGTCTTTTATTTGCTATATAGCTACGTTCAATTGGTTCGAGTGCTATTTCTTCGGTAACGATATCAAATTCGTTTAAGGAAAGAGAATCTGTTTCGTTTGTAAAAAATGTTTGTTTATGAAATTCGAACTCAAATTGAAGTTTTTGTTTATGGATAGCACACGTTGGAAAGTAAGGACGATTTGGTGTATTCGTTTCATATTCATCACTTTCGTATTTACGTGAAAAAAGTAAAGGTATAGGAATGTAAACACGTGATTTAGATTGTGCTAGTACCTGATTACCAGCTAATAAAGATGTATCTTCTGCATTATTTCTATTTAACGTGTACCTTTTCGTTCTTTTTTCGGATTCATCGAGGTACAGTTCATCGTATATTATACCCCAATCACCGTGGAACTTTTCAACAACCGTTTCATCCACACGCATGGTTACAGATTTAAAAATATGTCGTCCTATTTGATCCGCGTAATAACTATCGTCACCCGTTAAAGCTGGTAATTCTATGGATACATACATATTTGCTAAAAGATCTCCCATATTTCTCGGGTTATACGTAACCTTTATAGTTTCACCAAAAGGCCAAGATGTTGAAGAACTACTTGGTTTATTAACATTTAAACTTTTATGAAACTTTGTAAAATTTGCGTGTTGTTTATGTTCATACTTAAAGAGTGAATGAATGGGGTCGTCTTCTAAAAGGTATGTATCTTGTTTACCAATTGCATTAAGTGATACTATAGAACCTGTATTTGGTCCAGATGTATCACACATACTTACTACTTATTGTTTATATATTTTTAAATCTCTTTTCCACATATCGATATGAGACATTTGTTGTAATGTATCAAGCTCGATTCTGGATTTCGTTGTTTCTTCCCTGATACTTTGTATAGCTTCGAGTGTATACTGATACGTTTTGATATTCAAGAGATATTCATACGAACCATCGATTTTATCGAATATTTTTTCCATTTCACGTTCGAGTTCTACCCGTTTACGTTTGAAAACAATTAGTTTTTCATGAATAACCATATCAATAAATTTCGACATATTTTCAAGTTTTTTAGATTTTTCTTTTAAGACACGTATAAGGTGTGCTTTTCTTTTTTTATATGTTTCTGATCGTATTTTAACAAAATCGGTGAGAATTTCTTCTGGACTTTCGTATTTATGAATACCCTTTGTCGGATGAAATAAGTGCATATTTGATACATGAAATGTCTTCTGAAGTTTAAAATCTTTTATAATATCGTTACCCGTGTATCCTTCAATACTAAAATTAACATCATCAGTCGTACTGTTATTCACGTAATTCGTAATCTTTTTCTTTTCGATAAGGGTATCGAGATACTCTTTATAGTCTTGTGTCCAACGTCCCGGTGGAAGCTCAGTTACTATTACATTTTTACTCGAAGATTTCCATACACCTTCTGTAATCCATAATCCATCTTCATTACTAAACACGCGACCCGTGAATTTATCAAACCATGGTTTCATAGGAATTACATTTTCACCTGCAATAACACGTCTTATATTCATACATATATCGTCTGGGTTAAACGGTGGTATATATGAACTGAACCCAGTACCAATACCCTCTGTTCCATTTACTAAAACAGTTGGTAAAATAGGAACATAATAGTCGGGTTCGATCTGTTTACCGTCGTCGTCGAGATAGTTTAGAACTGGATCGTCTTTTGGGTCAAAGAGTATTCTTGCACTTTTAGTCAATTTTGTAAATATATACCTCGTTTGACTCGCGTCTTTACCACCCATAAGACGTGTACCGAATTGACCACATGGTTCAAGTAAATTAATATTATTTGACCCCGTAAAATTATGTGCTAATTTTACAATTGTATCTGCCAACGAAACTTCACCGTGGTGATACGATGTTTTTTCCGAAACGTATGCGGCTAATTGCGCAACCTTCATTTCAGATGTAAGATTCTTTGTGAAGCACGCGTATAACACTTTCCGTTGAGACGGTTTTAAACCATCTGAAACGTGTGCAATTGACCTTTTCAAATCAGCAAGACTGAAATTCACAAGATCTTTATGAATAAAATCAGAAATACCAAGACGCTCAACGTTTCCATATTGTACTTCGAGTTCGGACGCCTTCTTTTCTGTACTTTCAAGTAACCACGTTTTACGCAAATCTGATTTCGTCTTATCAAATGCAAGAATTATAGACTCGTCCATTGAATCATCTGTATCAAATTGAACTGTAAGGTCTTTAATCTTCTTGAAATATTCGCGTGCTTCCACAGAAGTGGATGTACCGAGACCCTTATAATATTTAATTTTCCACCCAGATTTACCAGTACCATACCATTGCCTAAACGTCGAGTCCGTATAAAACGATTTAGTTTCCGAACCCTTGGTCGCTTTTATAATAGGTGTGACCATACTCACAACAAAATTAAGTTTGAGTAAACTCGGCCAGAAATAGTGGATCATGTTAAGAATGAGACCTTTGATATGACTTCCATCGTTATCTGCATCGGTCATGATCATAAGTCGCCCGTATCTGAGTTCGGAGAGTGATGTATACACTTTCCCTTGTTGAAGTCCCAAAATCTTTTTAAGGTCGTTAAACTCCTTGTTTTCTGTAAGTTGTTTTACACTCGCGTCACGTACATTCTTACATTTACCCCGAAGTGGGAAAACACCGTAATGATCGCGCCCAACAACCGAAAGACCCGCAATTGCAAGTGTTTTTGCAGAATCACCTTCAGTAACAATAAGAGTACACTTACCAGAGTGTGTAGTACCGGCCTTATTTGCATCGTCGAGTTTTGGAATACCCGTTATTTTTGATTTACGAGACCCATCCGTTTTTTTCAATTCTTTCATTTCACGAAACTTTGATAACGCCATAAGTTCCGATTGAATACCCGTTTTTAGAATATTCTTTATAAACGTTTTTGGTGGTTCAAATTTACTCCCGAAATCTTGTGGCTTGAGTGTACACTCCGATTTAACCTGACTACTAAAACTCGGATT